AACGCAAAGAAAAAAGAACTTACTATTGAGCAACAGATTATTAACAAAATGCTTCAAAAGTATGGCTTAACTTTGATGACTGGCGAAATTGAAGCAGAAGCAACTGCTAAGGCAATTAAGAAAAACTTGAACCGTCAAGAACGTATTGCCAACTCACCAACTGTATCTCTAGCAGCGCAAGGCGATGGCTCTGCTAGTGGCAACTCAATCATCAATTCAGGCACGCCAAATATCTCAGTGAGTATAACCACGCCACACGGAACTGCCGATGATTATGTTGTGGACATTACCAATAAGCAAAATCAACTTGCTAAACGCGCAGGCGCAATAAACATTTTACATAGGACAAGATAGTGGCAAAATACGATGGGGTGACTGCACCTTCAATTGCAGTTCAATTTTATATCAGTTCCACTTGGACATCAGTTACTGCAACAGATGTTCTTGAAACTAACATTCGCCGTGGATTGAAACAATACGATGTTCTAAATCAATCAGGCATTGCAAGCATTGTGTTCAATAATTATTCAGGCAATTATGACCCAGACAACACATCAGGTACCTACTCGCCAAACCTAAAGGCTGGCTTGCAGATGCGCATACAGGCAACTTGGTCTGCTACTGCCTACACTCTTTATCAAGGCTATTTAGAATCAAGTGTTGTCAACCAAGGTCATTATCCAACTGTAACGATGACCTTTCACGATGGTCTTGCTTTCATTGCCGAAGTCGAAGCCCCTGTCTTGGCTGCATTAGATTTCGAAGAGACAGCCGCAACCCGCGTAGGACGGATGCTTGATTATGCAGGTTGGCCAAGTGGCGGTTCTCGCTCACTGACAGGCACTGTGACAATGCAAAAGACTATTCAAAGTAAATCTTGTCTCACTATGATTAACCAGGCTGTGAATGCCATTGCGGGTCGTTTTTATATCTCTCGCAGCGGCGTCGCCACGCTGGTGCCATTATCTGACAAATTCTCTCGTCCGACTCAATTGCTATTTAGCGACCAAGGCGATGCCAACTCAGTTCTTTATCAAGGATTGGTTGTTGACCCAGGCGCTTATTATGTTGTAAATCAAGCAATTGTGGACCGTGGTGCTAGTGCAAAAGTCACATCAACTTACAATCCAAGCAAAACTTCTTTTGGCTTGGTTTCCAAAGTATTTGATGCACCTATCTTGAGCGAAACTAGCGGCACTAATTTAGCCCTGTATCAATCACGCCAGCAAGCAACGCCTACAACATATGCCAAGCAAGTTGATTTTAGCGCTTTGAATCTTGACACTTTGTATCCTGATTTTCTAGCCTGCGAGATTGGCGACCAGGTAAGTGTTAAGCGTCTAACTGTTGATGCACGAAGCCTGTCATATAACCTTGTTATTGAAGGAATGAATCACAAAATTACCAATGATGACTGGAAGGTTTCATTTCATACATCACCCATCAATCCTTACTCGATAACAATTTAGGGGTAGGCAATGCCATTATGTCCACAGATTACTAACACGCCAATCACGGTCACTCAGACCGCTGATTTTACTGTGTCATCTGTTGTGCCTTTAATTGCTGATTCAACCGATGGTCTGGCAAATAACATTGAATCAATTGAGATTTTGGCAGATGGCAAAACAAAAGTTTATCGCCAAGCAGCAGAACCTACAGGTGCGGGCATCAATGATGGCGACCTTTGGATTGATACTGATGATGGTAACAAATTATATGTAAGAGCGAGTGGTGTTTGGGTAACTGCTCAAGATGCAGCAATTGGTACGGCACAAACAACAGCGAACAATGCTGCAACTGCTGCTGGAAATGCGCAATCAACAGCAACAACTGCTTTGGCAAATGCCGCTACTGCTTACAGTGCAGCCATTGCTTCACTACAACCAAGCGCAAACACAATAGTCAACGCAAGTAATCAGATTACCGCTATCAATGGTAATGGCATAACTGTTTATTCTGGAGCATCTGCAACAACTGGCGCTCGCGTAGTTCTAAATTCTGCTGGCTTAGCCGCTTTTAATTCAAGCAATGTTGCAACATTTTCATTAACTGCATCAACTGGCGCGGCGGTATTTTCAGGCAGCGTCACAGGCGCAACTATTACTGGTGGCACTCTTAATATCAATGGCAATGCCATCATTGATGGTTCTGGGCTTTTAACCGCGACAGGTGCAACGATTACAGGTACTATCAATGCCACTGCTGGTTATTTTGGCACGGCATCAAATGGATACAGCATCAGTTCTGCTGGTTTAACTAGCGTAGGCACTACAGCAATTACTGGCGGCACAATCCAAACCTCAAGTGGCTCAAGCGCGGTCATTCTAAATGGAGCAAGCAACGCGCTTCAATTTAAGGTTGCAAGTGCAATCTCAGGCAACGTCGTGCCACTTGGTACTAATGGAATTCTAATGCACTACGGCGCAACACCAGATACGACAGGCTCAACATATCCAAAAGTGCAATTAAGTTTTGCGTCAGCATTACTGCAAGGCAGTGCTTCATATTATGTTCAATCTAGTAATTCAGGCAATAGCGCCCTTGGTGAATTTAGGTGTTTCAACACTTTAATAGTTGATGGTTCAGCAACCTTCAACAGCACGATGTTTGCTCCCAACCTCACTACATCATCGGCAGGTGTCAACCTACGCGTTGCTACTGGAAGCATTGGTGAGATTCAGGAAACAAGCGCATCAAGTATCAGATTCAAAGAAAATGTCATTGGAGTAGATACAGTCTTTGATATAGACCCAAAAAAATTACTAGAACTACCTGTCCGTGCTTTTACCTACAAAGAAGGCTACCTAGCAGAAAACGACGACCGCGTTGGCATTATGCTGCCTGGCTTTATTGCTGAAGAAGTTGATGCCATCTACCCAGTAGCAGCAGACTATGGGCAAGAAGGTCCGCACTCTTGGAACGAACGGTTTATCATTCCAGGAATGTTGGCCTTAATTCAGGACCTTTACAAAGAAGTTCAAACACTCAAGGGGGAATAAATGAATGAAGGGTTAGATGTCAATGAGATATTGGCAGCGATGCGTCAACAAATCGGGGCAATGGCTCAAGAGAATGCAATCTTGGCAGCCAGAATAAAGAAGTTAGAAAATGGACTCAGTAACCCAAATCTTTCCGATACACAGAACGATTGATGACCATATAGACGCCTTTGAAGAAATCGGCGTCTTGCTGAAGGAGAAAAGCACCGATGACACCAGCAGACATCGCAACTATCGCCGTTGCCGTTAGCACACTTATTGGCTCATTTGCCGTTGGTGTCAAATGGATGGTTCGGCATTACCTAGCAGAACTAAAGCCGAACTCTGGCACCAGCCTAAAGGACCAAGTTAATCGCCTAGAAGAGCGCGTTGATGAGATTTATGGTTTATTGTTAACAAAGCAGAGGCGCAGTCGCAAGTGAATCAACGCGACAGATTCATTCAAGTAGCCTGGGCCGAAGTTGGTTATATTGAAGGACCCAAAGACAATCAAACAAAATTTGGCAAAGCAATGGGCGCTAATTACCTGCCTTGGTGTGGCAGTTTCATTATGTGGTGCGCCAAGAAGGTCGGCCTAGTTATCCCCAATGTCATATTGACATCGGCAGGGGCGCAGGCATTCCAATCGCGCAAGCAATGGCAGGACGCCGCCACCGCCACGCCAGAGCCAGGCGACCTTGCCTTCTTTGACTTCCCAGGCGATGGCGTTGAGCGTATCTCCCACATCGGCATCGTCATCGGCGTAGAGGCTCGCAAGGGCATTGTCCATACAATTGAAGGCAATACTTCAGGAGATTCCAAAGGCGACCAGCGAAATGGCGGTATGGTTGTCTTTAAGACCCGCACATATAAAAAAACCCGTCGTTTCAAAGTGAAGCGTCAGGAGCCAGTCTCAATCGTGGGATTTGGCAGACCTAAGTTCAAGGAGTAAGAATGGAAAAATTGAAAACATTTATTCATAACAATCCTGCTCGCATTGCAGCCTTTGTCTCATCGGCAGTTGCTCTGCTAGTTTCAGCCATCTCACCAGAGATGCCAACCGAGGCAGCAGTTGCATTTGTTTTATCTGCTCTTGGTCTTGGTGAGTATGCTCAACGTGTTGAGGATAAGAAAACTGAAGAAGCACTTTACACCGAGTTAGAAGATTTAGAGGACTAATGCACATCAATAACTACTTTGACCGCATAGTAGTTATTAACTTAGACCATCGAATAGACCGTTTAAGACAATTTGAAAGTCAAGTAAATGACCTGGGTATTGATTTCGTTAGATATAGCGCAATTGATGCCCAGGTTTTAGGCATTGACGGGGCGAAAGCGTGTTCGCGTAGCCATCACAATGCCTTGGTCGATGCCAAGGCTGACGGCGTTAAGCGTTTATTTATTTTTGAAGATGATGCTGAATTCAAACCTAATTTTAATCAAGCCTTTGAACGCATAACCCAAGTTTTGCCTGATGACTGGCAAATGCTTTATCTAGGCTCTTGGCCTTACTCCATCATTGATGTTGGCATTGAAGAGTTGCGACTGACTCACGGAAACATTACAACTCACGCTTACGGCGCTAAGGCTGAAATCTTTGATGACTTGATTGCTTGCAGTCTTAATGAAGAACATCCAATTGATGTGATGTATGGCCTAATGCACCCAAATATCAAGACCTATATGGCTTATCCATCAATTGTGACTCAAACTATTGGTATCTCAGACATCCGCAAAACTTTGATGAATTACCAAGATTTTATTATTTGAACATTTGATTCCAGTAGGCAATTGCGCTACCGACGGGGAAGTTTTCGCGGTCAAAGCCGTAAAACTTTAATAGATAATTAGATAAAGAAATAGCGTGGGAGTCTTTGCACTTGCTTAAAACTTCTTCGGTCATTCCTGCATCATAAGGCGCAGAGTACTCAGTCCAATGCAAAGGATTGAAAGTTTTTTGCGGTAGAACGTATGCTCCAAGACCTAACTCTGCAATCATCCTAGTGAGCAAAACTGGCCCAAGATTGTCATACGCTTTGTTCTCTTCATAGATTGCTTCTTGCTTTAGAAATTGAGCAAGGCTTGAATTGGCTGGATAGGCTAGAACATTATTTGTGACCTTATATGGCTCTTGAAAACTCAAGATATAATCGCCAAAGTTCCAGTCAGGCTTGAGACATATCGTATCGGCATCTGCCCAAATAAAATCTTCTTTGGCAAGTAAGCGATAACGAAAGATGTCGCTGAAAGCGGCATAACTGTCGTGACTTAAAAAAAGTTTATCTTCGGCAACGAATTCCCCCGCATCCCTAAAGAGAACACCATCAGGTGCCTCAATGGTGCCATAGGTGAAAATTGTCACGCTGTGGCCGTGGTTGAGAAATGAGCGTATAGACAGGCGCTGGATGCCAGTCATAGGATTGCCGAACCAGAGCATTGCAATGTTTGCCATAGGCTTCAGATTAGTCTAAAGGTGTGCTAACTTTCGCAACCTATCAAGGGGGGAATATGAAGCGCAAAGAAATCTTAGCAGCAGCCGAAGGGCTGATGTATGGTGACCGTCAAGAAGATTATGGCGCACCTTATGAGAACCACAGAAGAATTGCAGTCTTGTGGTCTGCATACCTTGGGACAGAAGTATCGCCAATGCAGGTTGCAATATGTATGGCGCTGGTGAAGATTGCCAGACTGCAACAAAACTTTGAATACTCAAAAGATGACACTTTCGTGGATTTGGCAGCGTATGCAAGTATTGCCGCCGAACTTGCCGAGATAAAACGCAATCAAGATAAACAATAGTTTTTACCCCTAGCGATAGGAAAAACCCCTACACAGACACCTTTCCTGTGTAGGGGATTTTTCTTTTATTGCTAAGGTTTTACATAGTCACGCAGCGCGTTAGTAATTACTTCACTGACAGTTTTATCTTCTCCCTTGGCTTTGGCTTTTACCTTCTGCCAGAGCGAATCGCTGACGCGGACGGAACGAATCTTCTTCATTTCTTCTCCTTTGTAATTCTTCTCTCTAGTTCTTCGACATAACTTGGCAGGACATCTTGTAGATTTCTCAAGATTGCCCATCTTGCTTCTAGTTCTTTATTCTCACGCAAAACCAATAAATGCTCACCTGCTTGATGTATGAATTTATCTACCTTGTTCATTTCTTTTCCTTTCGGTTACAGTTGCACGGGATGTGAAAACCTTGCTGCCAGTCAATCTGATGGCATTTAGGGCATCTTCTAATTTCCATTGCTGGACCCTTGGCGAACCTGGGCAAAAGCATCGGCGCAGATTTGCAAGAATTCAATTGATACATTGCAAGTCGCTTCCATAATGTCGGCATCGCCTGACTCGGTTGCTTCTGTAAGTTTTTTAGCAATGTGTTCCATCGCTGTTGTCAGTTCGATAAATAGATTCTTCATTGCGCTCATAGATGTGCCTCGCTCATAATGCGCTTGATGGTATCAATACTGACATCGTTGCGGTGCATCTCAGCAAGAGCCACAACAAAGTGGTAACTATCTTCTGAAACATCCCAAAGTGATTCTTTATCAATGCCTTGCTCGGCAAGATAATCAATTGCATCGGTTTGCAGAGTTAAGTAGTAATTGCCTATTGCGCTCATCGCATATTCCTTTTCATCCAGCGTAGAACGATAATCAAAGCAAGACCTGTCCAGAACCAAAACTGGACATACGCCTTCCAACCGCCAAGATGCATTCCAAAGAGTACGTCTAGCATTATTCTTTCTCCTGTCGGTGCTGGTCACAGGCACAGGTGCATTGAGTTGGAAAAACGTTTTTCATTTCTGCTCTCAATGTTCGTGTTTGATGAAATGCATTTGCAGCAATTTGTGCTTGCTCCAATAATGCAATTTCTGTGTAGTTTGTTTTGGTTATTTCAGCCATTGCTGTTATAGCCTCACGCCTGCGTTGAACTTGTTGTTCAATCGCTTCTAAATATTCTTCTTTGGTTTTCATTATGCACACACTCCATCTGCCTGTATGCGGTTAAGTAGCGCTTGGTCATCAACCAAAATAATTTTGTCCTTACCATCTAATGTGTATTTGATGCCTTGCTCTGTTAGATACAAACGCATCTTGAGCATCGCTACTTCTGCGCGGTCAGAATTGCCAAAGTATTTAAGTCCAACCACTTTGTAACCAAAACCATATCTTGCATTTGAATTGCGTGTATAAATTCTTGCTGTTTGAAAACCGCAAGTTGTATAAAAGCGTCTTGCGTCTTGTGCATAAAATATAAGACCTGCTTTTGTAACAAGTGCTTTTGCTGTTGGTGTTGATAGTGTATTCATTTTCTTCTTCCGTTTCCTGGGGCCTTTCCCCATAGGTCAATTAAAGCAGATGTCCATACGATTGTCCATACAACCCAATTTAGCCATTCCTGCGTGTCGCCCCTAGACTGTCAGTGCCTGGGTGCATACTTAGGCCAAACGAAAGGGGGTCCATATGGACCAGATAGTCATTATTGGGGCTTTAGCGGGGATTCTAGGGGTTATCCTGGCCGTTCTACGATATGACGCCAGCCCGCTGGATGAGGCCATCAAGCAGGCCCAGGAATGGGATTCTAGCCAGAAGAAGATGCAGCAGGCATTGGAGCGCAAATGAGACATAGAGAGCCACTCTTTAGCGTCCACGCCACAGGGGATGGGGAATTTGCCATCTACCTTGAAGAGCGCGATGCCAACCTAGACCTGCTGGAAGATGTCACCGACCAGGTGAATCTAATTGACCTTGCAGGACTTAAAGAATTTGCCAGTATTGATGCTCTCAAGCATTTAGATGCTGCAATGCGCCTTGA